CATCATAAATTTTCATGTAGAATCCACCTTGTGAGTAGATATGCATCATATCAGTTGGTGTAATTTCACCTTCTCTATATGATATGTTGAAATTTGCAGATCTGGCAGCAACACTTGCGTTTATTAAATTTACTTCCTGTAAACTTGATAGAGTGGCCCCTGTATATACTGAAGCAAGTACAGTTGTATTTCCTGCAGAATCATTCTTAATAAGTGCACTTTGTCCATTAAATGTGAAATAAGCTTCACCATTAATTAGTCCACTTGTACCTGTTGCAGTCAATACATAATTGTCGTTATTGTTGTTAATCGTTGCCGCTCCTGATGTTCCAGAAGAACCATTAGATCCCGATGTGCCAGAAGAACCATTAGATCCCGATGTGCCAGATGAACCATTAGATCCTGATGTTCCAGAAGAACCATTAGATCCCGATGTGCCTGATGAACCAGATGATCCGCTTGTTCCCGATGATCCATTACTTCCACTTGAACCACTACTTCCTGAAGATCCATTACTTCCACTTGAACCCGAAGATCCACTTGATCCTGATGTACCTGATGAACCATTAGATCCTGATGTTCCAGAAGAACCATTAGATCCTGATGTTCCAGAACTACCTGATGAACCGCTTGACCCTGAAGAACCACTTGAACCACTACTTCCTGAAGAACCACTTGAACCACTACTTCCTGAAGAACCAGATGATCCGCTTGAACCACTACTTCCTGAAGAACCAGATGATCCTGATGTACCCGATGATCCATTAGAACCTGAAGTACCAGAAGTTCCATTCACACCAGACGTACCTGAAGAACCAGATGATCCTGATGTTCCAGAAGAAGATGCATTTGTTTTTGTTTCTAATTTTCCTGTTAATGTATTATAAACAACAACTTCAGTTGATGTTGATCCTGTTGTAAATCCATTAACATAAATCGATCCTGTAAATTGATGATTATCATCCAATGTGTCACCAAATTTTGTTGATCCTGATGAGTACATTACCGATGACGATACATATGTAACAAAAAATTCGTTAGCACTTATTGTACCTTTAACATCTAATGAACCTGTAACTTTTAAATTATTTGTTGTTGACCAATATGATCCCGTTTGAGCAAAAATTGAATCACCTGATGTTCCTGACGATCCGCTTGAACCTGAAGTACCTGATGTACCCGATGATCCACTTGAACCTGAGGTACCTGAAGTACCTGATGATCCACTTGAACCGGAAGATCCGCTTGATCCTGATGTACCTGAAGTACCCGAGCTACCAGAGCTTCCACTTGAACCGGAAGATCCGCTTGAACCGGAAGATCCGCTTGAACCTGAAGTACCTGATGTACCCGATGATCCACTTGAACCTGAGGTACCTGAAGTACCTGATGAACCATCTGATCCACTCGTACCTGAAGTACCAGATGTTCCATTTATACCTGATGTTCCTGAAGTACCTGAAGTACCAGATGTTCCATTTATACCTGATGTTCCTGAAGTACCTGAAGTACCAGAAGTACCAGAAGATCCAACTTGTCCGGCGGTACAGAAGATTGTACTTACACAATTACCACTACACTCTGAATAAACAAAACCAGATGGACATGTGTATCCTGATGATAAATAATCTCCATTTATATCTTGTACTATTGTTGCGGTTGTTTCTCCACTTGTTGTATAAACTACATTTAATTCAGAGTAAGATGTTGCACCTGTTAATTCTGATAACGTATTGTCATAAATTTCACAACCAAAACCTGCATCACTTCCTAAGTTTAAACCATATATTTCAAGAATATGTGTACCTCCACCTATTTGAATAGGATAAACATGCCACCATTTAAATTGTTCGTCATTCCAAACATTTCCATACGTGTTTAAAATTTCAACGCCGTCAAGTACAAATCTATACTCATTGTCCCCACCTATACCAACATAATATGTTTTTTCTGAAGTAAATCCACTTAAACAAACTGAGAATCCAACCCAAGTATCAATAGGTGCACTTCCATATGGATTGGTCCATAATGCACATCTATTCAACGGACCGACAGTTGATAAGTTGGGGTTACCCCAAGTTGTTCCTGTATAACTTCCACCTGATTGAGGTGTACTATATTGAAAATCGTAAGTGCCTGTACCATTTGAATTAAAATCACTCGACATGAATTGTGTACCGAAACTACTGTACACATTTAATGTACGTCCAGTCAAATTGATTGCTGAGGTTGGTGCAGTTGCACCTGTAACTTCTGTTCTATAATATGATGTTGAATTATATTGTTCCCAAACGTAATCGGGATCACATCCTGAACTATCAAATACAAAACTTGTACCAGATGTACCCGATGATCCACTCGAACCCGAAGAACCACTTGTGCCAGATGTTCCTGATGTACCCGATGATCCACTTGAACCTGATGTACCAGATGTACCTGTAGATCCACTACTACCACTTGTTCCTGATGTACCAGATGTACCTGTAGATCCACTTGAACCAGAAGTACCACTTGTTCCTGATGATCCACTTGATCCAGAAATACCAGATGTTCCAGATGTGCCTGAGGATCCTGAAGATCCACTTGTCCCTGTAGATCCTGATGATCCACTTGAACCACTTGTTCCTGAAGTACCAGATGTACCAGATGTACCAGATGTACCTGATGTTCCTGATACCCCATCAACTCCAGATGTACCTGAGGATCCCGATGAACCAGATGTTCCACTTGAACCTGAAGAACCTGACGTACCTGACGTACCGGATGTCCCTGTAGATCCTGATGATCCACTTGAACCACTTGTTCCTGAAGTACCTGATGTACCTGAGGTTCCACTTGATCCATTTATACCTGAAGTACCTGATGTTCCTGAAGTACCGGATGACCCTGATGTACCACTTGAACCGGAAGATCCACTTGTTCCTGATGTACCACTACTTCCTGAAGAACCAGATGATCCTGAAGTTCCTGATGTTCCTGATGAACCAGAGGTACCAGAAGATCCTGATGTACCTGAGGTTCCTGATGAACCGTCTGATCCTGATGTGCCCGCAGACCCGCTTGTTCCACTTGTTCCAGAAGAACCTGAAGTGCCTGATGATCCGTTTGACCCACTTGTTCCTGATGTACCAGAAGAACCTGATGTTCCCGATGGTGTTGATCCAATTATTAATAAAAGTTGTTGATTATTTGAAAATATAGACGATCCACCTTGACTTTGTAAAGTTGAAGGAAACGTATAATAAGTTGTATTATCAACTGATGTACCAATCATCCATCTTTGGTAATTCAAATGGCTTGATTGATCTTGTAAAACTATAACAGATCCCGATGCAAGTGTTCCTAAGAAAATATCAAGATTATTATTTAAACCATCGGTATCACTTATATTTAAACTTGTTGCACCTGTCTGAGACACATTATCCCATAGTATGAAACTTGTTCCAGGATCACCACTTGTTGAGTTTGTTTTTGCTTGATAATTAAAAAAGGAATTTGAGAGACCTGAAGTACCTGATGTACCAGCAGATCCGGAACTACCTGATGAACCAGATGTTCCTGAAGTACCAGATGTACCACTACTTCCAGAAGATCCTGATGTACCTGATGTTCCTGAAGTACCCGCAGTTCCGGATGAACCTGAAGTACCACTTGTTCCTGAAGTGCCAGATGAACCTGATGTACCTGAAGTACCGCTACTACCACTACTACCAGATGATCCTGAAGTTCCTGAACTACCAGATGATCCTGAAGTTCCACTTGTTCCCGATGATCCCGATGTTCCTGAAGATCCTGATGTACCTGATGTTCCTGAAGTACCTGAACTACCACTTGAACCGGAAGATCCACTTGTTCCTGATGTACCAGTACTTCCTGAAGAACCTGATGTACCACTTGTTCCTGATGTACCAGATGATCCTGATGTTGAGGTGTATGCAACTGCAGCTACACCAATATTTTTAATATTAACTATAATAGATGGTGCGGCTGGTGCAATAAAAGGAGTTGTTGTTCCACTTAATGCAGTAAGTCGAGCATATTGAGATTCACTTGCCATGACAAGTTGTACTTCATCACCTTGAGTTAAATCTAATATTATACTAACAAAAGGTAATTGTAGCGTAGAATTCGCAACCAAATCAATATATGAATCTGATCTCGGAACATCTGTTCCATTTACTCGAAGCCAAAAACTCATTAAAGATTCTGTTCCTTGAGTTTTTTCCACTTGTGGTGAATATGAAAACTCATATATACCATTATAATTTACTTGAACGGTATTTCCACTCAATAATGTAATACCATTTTCAATTTCAGTATCTGTATATGATACAATTGTTGGTGTATTCGATGCGGTAACATTTTGTGTTTGATTACTACTATAAGAAGCATAATAGTTCATAACACCCGCACCAGAACTTCCCGAAGATCCCGATGAACCAGATGTTCCACTTGTACCAGAACTTCCCGAAGATCCCGATGAACCAGATGTTCCACTTGTACCAGAACTTCCCGAAGATCCCGATGAACCAGATGTTCCACTTGTACCAGTCGAACCAGATGATCCACTTGTACCAGATGTTCCTGAACTACCAGATGAACCAGATGATCCACTTGTACCAGATGTTCCTGAACTACCTGACGTTCCTGAAGATCCAGCAATACCAATTGGTATTACTAAGAATTCATCGTCATTATTTGGTAATGATCCTCCAGAAGATACTTGTGAAACCACATAATCCTCATAGGAAGATTGTAATGGATTTATCGCATCAATTCTTAATGTCTTGAATGTCATCGGATCATTTTTCTTGACAAATTTCAAGTATGATCCAATTTGTAAATTATTTAAAAATGTTGTAAAACTTGATAACGAAGGGATATACGCAATATCACTAACCGCCAATGCAGATGGTGATGTTCCCCAATCTGTTATATTAAATCTAAAATAGCCCGATGTTGGGTCTGAAGATGTATCGTTACTTGAACTATACTTCCATATTGCTAAGTGACCTTCTAAACCTTGATTACCGCTTGTACCAGATGTACCTGATGAACCATCTAAACCTGAACTACCTGAAGTACCGTCAGCACCTGAGGTTCCACTTGTTCCTGAAGACCCGTGTGTACCATCTAATCCCGATGTACCAGATGAACCTGATGTGCCTGATGAACCACTTGTACCTGATGTACCTGAGGTTCCACTTGTACCTGAAGTACCGTCACCACCAGAAGCACCATCAAGATTAATTTCCCAAGAATTATATGTTCCACTACCGAAAGATCTTGTAACATATACAGAAAATGCACCTGTATTTAAATCATATGAAACTATCTCTCCCTCCATATAATTTGAGGGACTATTAACAACAATAACAGATTGTACCGTTGTATATGCTAAATTCGTTCCACCTGTGAAATTTATTGTTGTTCCGCTTGGTGAAACTGAAAAATTTGTATTTGAAGTTGTAAAATATTTGTCCCCACTTATACCCGAACTACCTGAAGTTCCTGAAGATCCTGATGTACCTGATGTTCCTGATGTACCAGCACTACCTGACGTTCCTGATGAACCGGACGTACCCGAACTACCACTTGTTCCACTTGTACCACTGGAACCATCCGTACCAGATGTACCTGATGTACCCGATGAACCAGATGAACCACTTGTTCCTGATGTGCCATCAATTCCCGATGTACCAGAAGACCCCGAAGATCCTGATGATCCACTTGTACCAGATGAACCCGTGGTTCCTGATGAACCAGAAGTTCCTGATGTACCTGAGGTTCCACTTGTACCTGAAGATCCGTCCGAACCAGAAGTTCCTGAAGTACCAGAAGATCCACTTGTACCTGAAGAACCTGAAGTACCTGAAGTACCTGATGTACCAGCACTACCCGATGTTCCTGAACTACCAGATGTTCCAGATGTTCCACTTGAACCAGAGGTTCCCGAAGATCCGTCTGAACCAGATGTTCCTGATGTACCAGACGTACCTGAAGTACCATTTTGTCCTGTTGCACCATCGAGATTAATTTCCCAAGCGGTATATGTACCTCCTCCTGTTGAAGAAGTTGGTGCACTAAATTGTAATTGACCTGTTGATGGATTATATGATGTTACGATACATTCTTGATATGTTGTTGGATCACCGCTTACCGCAATTACAATAGATTGTGCGGTTGAATATGATAAATCCGTTCCAACTGTTAATGTACCACTATTTGGTAATGTAAAAGTACTTGTTGATGTTGTTTTATATCTATCACCATTTAAACCACTTGTTCCTGACGATCCGCTTGATCCTGAGGTACCTGATGTTCCTGTTGATCCCGAAGATCCGCTTGTCCCTGATGATCCACTCGTACCGGACGTACCCGAACTACCTGAAGTACCGCTTGATCCTGAGGTACCAGATGTTCCAGACGTACCTGAACTACCTGACGTTCCGCTTGATCCTGATGTACCCGCAGAACCTGATGTACCTGATGAACCCACTGATGTCATCAGATCCCAATCATCGGGTGTTATATCAGGAGACGTTGCTCCTGGATTTGTATTTTCAACACATATATATGAACTACCGTTGTAATAAACAACGTCTCTTATAAAATACCCAAATGCCGATGACCATGTACCTTGCCAAGAAAATCCTCGACCTGATGTACCTGCAGATCCAGATGTACCAGATGACCCTGAAGTGCCGGATGTTCCTGATGAACTTTCAGTTATACCTAAATAACTTAAAGGTATTTGTTCAGTTTGTGCAGTTGCACCTGTATAGTTAACTATCGCAATTTTCGAATCATTAGTAACTGCTGTAAGCGAGCCGGAGGGTAGTTCTGTTATCTTCTTATCGTACATTTTGTTTTATGAATTAATTATAAATATTTTATTTATGGTTCATAGTTTAAATAATCTCCATTTTCACCTAAAATTTTATTTCCATCTTCTTGTAATATTCTTTTTGTTGCAGAAGTTGGTGTCGGAGTTGGTGTAGGTGTCGGAGTTGGTGTTGAGGTTGGTGTAGGTGTTAAGGTTTGTGTAGGTGTTGGGGTTGGTGTAGGTGTTGGGGTTGCCGTTGGAGTTGGTGTAGGTGTTGGGGTTGCAGTTGGAGTTGGTGTAGGTGTTGGTGTAGGTTCAATTGGTAATATAGGTAATGTTGGACATGGTGTTGCCAAATTAGATGTTGAACAAACAGTTTCATAATTTCTTGTTAATGCTGTGATACTCATGGTATCATCATCATATGGACAACAATCATCGTTAATATAGTACTGTTGTAACCCTATATTATCCAGTTCAAATTCCTCGTATTCGTGTTGTAATAATATTTTGTAATTAATATTACCATTAAGTGTTATTAAATTTGTTGGTTGTGGTGATTCAAAATTTATATTGTGATATACATTCGATTCACAATAATTTAAATCTACTGAGATTACCTCTAATAATTCGCCCTCTTCAGTGATTAAATAATCTCCCGTTTTATAATAATCATCAGGATAGTCACAACAAGGTTCAATTTGTTGAGGTGGTTTTACCTGTAAAAATTCAGGTAATCTGTTATCAAAAAATGGAACTTTAACTTTTGATACTACAAATGTATCTTCATCAACTTCATATTTTGTGAAAACCCTAACTCTTGTTGTTGGTAAAATTTCAAATGTTTGATCTTGTGATCCTGTTGTTCCTTTTGGTCTCGCAACAATTACACTTTTTTTAACAGAACCTAAACAATCTATTCTTGATATTGTATGTGATGTTAATGAGTATGTAAAACTATAATCATTATTTTGATCTGCATTTTGAAATTGTTGATTTGTAAATCCTGAACACGGTAAATAAATTGCAGATAAAAGTTCATCACCAGGTGTCAAATCTTTCACATATACTTGTCTACTATTTGCAATAGTTGGTGTTGCACCTGTTACTCTATATACGATTGTATCATGCTTTAATCCATGATTATATGTGTTACGATACTGAACTTTAGGTTGTATTGTATACCCTGTTGAAGAATTATAAGTTACATATTTTAATTGTAATCCTAATATTTTTGCCTTCACTTCACAGTTTGCAGCATCAGTGAATATAAAATCAATTTCGTCATTTTCAGTGAAACCAGTAAGTAAAAATCTACAAGTATTTCCATCAACTCTATACATTGTGATACCTGTAGTAACATAAGGGTCACTATAATCATTATCACAATTTTTACGTATATAAAACGGCCACGAACTCCAAGACCCATTTTGAATTGTATTACCTGTTATATCAATAATAATATTTGATTGTAACTTACAATCAGTATTACCCGTGAAAATATCACATGGTGTTGAGAATTCAACATACATATCACAAGATGGTGATATTGATGGGTCTGTCATAAAACTATATGTAAAATAGTTTTCTACAGAACAATCATTAGGACCATACTTTATAGATGTAAATTTAACTTTTTCAACTCCATCAACGTCGGTAAAAAATTTATATTTTATTTTTGGTTTATATTCTATAAGACCATTGTCCATAGTTCTTGTTATCCCACTTGTGTATGCGGTATATGGTGCATAATCTTCATACCCCGCAGTTGATGAATATCCTGTAACAGTTTTATTGATTCCTTCATCAATTAATGTTGATATTGCAGATTTCCACAAATTTTTTATTGCATCAACATCAGGACTTAAATGTGTTTTATAATCACAAATTAAAGGTAATGTTTGTGCTGATGATGTTCCCTCACATGTATTTAATGTGTATCCTGTATGTAATGCGGCACTCAACCCCGAAACAGATGTTGTGCCACTTATTACGATTGTCATTCCTGTTGTCAAATCATCATAATCAGGTCCACCATATTTTATTCCATCTATTTCTATGACAGGATAATAGGTGACTCCCGTTAAGTTAATTAATCCTCTAAAATTATCTTCATAACCTAATAAAGTTTCAATATCTTCCTCTATTGCATTTTCAAAATCAGGATATAACTCCTCAATAAATTCTTTTGGTTGACAACCAAATTTATATTGATATTTTGGTCTACCAAATAAATTATTTTCAATTAAATTACCTCCCGTCCATAAAGTGGTTGATGGAATAATTTGATCTAACACTTTAGTCCAATACGGACTCATTCTTGTAATAAACTCATGTACATCAGGAAAATTATATGGTACAAAATTGTTATTTGTAATATAATCTTGATAAATGTCTTCTAATTTTATATAGTTTTTTCTATATCTAATTGTATGTGAATTTGTTATTTGTTGATGAATTGTTTTATCTAAAAATTCAGCAAATGTTAATCCTGTTTGTGGTAACAATGTTGCACTACCAAAACTTAATTCAAGATCTCTTGATTTTCTATATATGTCATAATCAACAGTCTGTGATACCGAAAGATAAATTCCTATATTTTTTCTATTAAGAATAAAAGGAGAAGTTTCATTAAGTAATGTTTTTTCTGAATCAATTATAGGTTCCAAATCATAACCAGTATCTAAACCTGGTAATGTTCTGAAATTATCAAAATATTCTTCACCATATGAATATGGTTTATTTTTTGTTACAACTGTTTTAGTTCTTCCTGTCAATATAGAATTTTCTTCATCTAAAATTGTTGTTGGTCTGTGGTTGGATGTTAAATCATACCAACCTGATCCCGCCTGAAAAAATTGATTTTCAGACGATCCTGATAAGAATTTAGGTAATGTACTATTTCTTTCTACGGGATAACCATCTCTATCTAAATTTGTTGTACCTGTTACCGATGAAGTTTCGTATGAATACGTATTTGAATTAAACGATGCGGTATTAAGTGTTTTAACACCATTAATCACATCAAATATATCACTCTCCAAATCGTTTGATTTTGGAAAAGATTTTACTTTATATGCATACTGTTCCAATTTCATCATTGGATCCGCGGCACCAATAAACTTTAAAAAGAAACTTAAAGATTTTTGAGTTCCTTTTGATTTATAGATGTATGCAAGATTTATAAGCATTCTTCTATAAAACTCATATTCCGCATCAATAATCGAGCTACCAAAAGTTAATCCTGAATATTGTGTTGATGTTTTTGTGTATAAAAGTTCATCTAAATTTTTTTCATCAAATAATGAAATTGTGTCTAAACCTAAAGTTGTTGATAAATTTTTTAATAAAATATCGGGTAAGTTATTTATACCATCATAACTAACATTTCTCATGTATGCTATGTTGTCTATAAACTTTTTTATATTATCAAAACTTTGTCCGTATAATTGAAATATCGCCTCTGTTTTTTGATCTTGAGTATCAAATTCAAAAAGTTGTGGTGCAACTAAAAAACGAGTGACGATATTTGATTTATAATCATCTATTTCATCGGCAATATCCGAGACATTGGTAATGTATTCGTTAAAATCTAAACCAACGATTTGTATATTCCAATTATCTTTTGATAACGGCCAAGAGTATTCAACGGTAACAAGACTTGTTTTAGTTTGGTCGAAACTATCTCTCGGTACTTTAAATCTACTTGTATATTTTGGTGATCCATCTCTATTTAATAAACATTCTTCAACATCATCTAAAGATAAAAAAAATTCTTCTGTAACCGCGTTATTTGGTCTAATTAAAAAACTATTACTATAAGTTGATGCATTATTAAAAATGTTACCACTAACTTTAAGTGTAATGATATTACTACTGTTTGGTTGTGTGTAATTTAAAATATCATATGTATTTCCATTTATATCAACTACATATTTTTTAAATGAAGAAAATAAATCACGTAATGGATTTTCACTTGATTTAGCACCAACAGCTTTTGGTTTTGTTAGTTTGATATCAAAAACATTATAAATCATTGCAGCCTCAATTTTAAATTGAGTTGTTTTTGATGATATGTCATAAGACGCCTGAAATGCTGTTAATCCACTAATTGTTACAGGACTATCCTTATCAACATATAAAGCAGCAGGAAATTTTTTAATTATTTGTTCAATCGAAACTCTTAATCTACTTTTTAAAGAACCATATAATGATTTTCCTGCATCATTTTTTGATGTTCTAAATCTTATAGATTTCTTTTTTTGAACAACACTTTCTTCAGTTGTCGGTGTAACAGTAGGATCGACTTTTAACTTATCTAATGTAAAATATTCAGAAAAAGGATTAATTTTAAATTGTTTAGATTCTTTTTCTGGTGTTGAGGTATCTAAATCAAAGTTCGTGTTCGTTAATTGAGCACTTCCATTAGTAATCTGATTACCAACGAGGTTATCATTAAACGTATCCGCACCACTTGCAGCCTGACTCGGGACTTTTCTTTTTGCCATTATACCTCTGTAATTGTATCAAAACCTAATGTTTCATCTATATCAGTTCTTTCTTCTCTGATTTCATATAGTGTTTCATCAAGCTCATCTTTTATTTCATACAAGTTATATTGCTTGTATATGTTATTATTATTATCGTAAATTGTGTAAATACCAGGTGTAATCGCCTTACTTTGATTACCGTAAAGTGCATGTGCGAGAGTTGTTGCATCATGTTCAACCATTTCTATCTCAATTGTGGTTGGATTCAAAAAAGTATTTGTTATAATAATTTTTTGATTTGGTGTACCAATATATGGTACAGTATTCGGTTTACTTGATGGTGCAGATGATGGTGTTAAAGTTAAAAATATCTGATTGGTCGCACTTTCACTATATTGATATCTTATTGCTTTATTAGTGGTATTATTCATGTTAGTCGTAACGGGAGTACAATAAAATGAAGATGTTACGACCCTATAAAAGTTTGGTATTTTTTTATTATCAGTTGTGTTTATGTATTCAACTCTATATCCAACCAATCCACTTGGAACGAACTTATTTCTGTCTTCAGTTGGAACATCAGCGATATTAACAATTAACCCCCTAACAGAAGGTAAAGACGCCAAAACACCACAATCTGTAATTTTTGTTCTAATTTGTTTGGGTCGTATATATAACGTATACACCCCAAGTTCTGAAAAATCTGATGCAGATAATTTCAGGTTGTATAAACCACCAAGTATTTCAACATTAGCCTGTCCACCTGTAGTACCATTATGGTAAACCGGTGTTAACACATCCTGAGGTGTTAACTTTTTATATGTAACTGTTGAGTTTGCAGTCCTACCAGATGCGTAGTGATATATGATCTCTACATCTGCTGGTGATACGTCTGCCGGTCTTATTATACCATAACTTCCTACTGCCATAAACTTTTATTAATAAATATAATTTTTATTGTTTTTTAATTTTAAAATATCCATTTCCGTATATATCAAGTTCACCTATGTTGTCAATTTCACCTAATCTAAAATTTTTCTCCATGACACCCTGTTTTCCTCTCTCAACAAAAATGTCAGAATAAATTGTTGGGTCATCAACAAATCCTATAAAGTGTTCATTTCTTGTTATGACATAGTTTACTACCTCCTCTTTAGTGAAACCAGATGTATGACCTGTAATCATGGTATATCCGTCAGAATAGTCTCTATAACTTAGTGTATCTATTGTATACCCTGTATACTTTACCACACCTGTAGAACCCGTCACACTACCAGATGTTAGAACTTGGGTATATCCTGTACTTCCATATTTTTTTAATTCATTTAATCTACTTTTTCCAAAAGAAACATATGTGAACTCAGTATTTCCTGTGTTATTGGTATAATCTAAATTATTAATATAATTTTGTGAACCTGTTGTTCCTGTTGTATATGGAATTGTAAATCCTGAAAATGTTCCTAATGGATTTTGGATAGTACCATCAAATTTTGGAAACACAATGTGTTTACTAACTTTTTGTTTGATCCATGGTGCATCTAAAGATATTGTAACAGTATATCCTGTTGTTCCAACATAGGTATACGTATGTGAAGTTGACGGTAACCCTGTTCCTAAAACACCACTATTAATTGGAAAATTTGAAGATGTTGTGTTGTCACCCCAATCAATTGTGAATGTTTGTTCAACTATTGTTCTAAGTTTCTCAGGATTGGTTGTTCCGTAAATTGTTAATACATTATTATTTTGTGTGTATGAAAAATTAACTATTTGATCAACTTGTTCAATATCACCATCAAAACCAACCATAACACCCATCTCATCTACAGTACTTTCTAATGGTAATAATATTTCATAATCATTTTGAATTGGCCCTGTATATGTGTTCCATTGTGTTCCATTCCATTTATAATAACCCGTTGGTAAACTACCTGTAACATTTTTAACAATGGTCCCAACACTTGGCTCTAAATTTGTTGTACCCGTCCAACTGACAAGGTTTTTTAATGCATCAATCCAGTATTTTTCTGTTAGTGAATACAGATTTACATCATGTATAACTTTTTTGACTATATGGTATCTATTTCTTTTCATTAACCTCTTCTTTCATAAAATTTTATTGGGTCTCCTCTTTTTCCTATTCTTGTTGATTTTGTTCCATCATATCTAAACACTTCATATGTTCTATTAATTTTATCAATATCGATTTGATAATACATGTCTCTATATTCAACAACTTGGTGTCCTATACTTGTTCCCGTATTTGTAAAATCTAAAATAGACCCATCTTTTGAATTAAAAAATTTAGCACTCATAAAGAATGTATTTCCCGTAGTACTTCCACTTAAATTTGTTTCCTCTAAAACAGTTTCATCATCAAACCAGAAAAAATACATATTTTCTTTGTTTCTATAGTTTGAACCCATAAAAACAGGAACAAATATGTTATCGTATAAATTTTGTCCCGTGTAAAAATATTTCTCACCTAATGGTAATGATAAATTTTTTGCAAAAACTAATCTACGATTTGTTCTATTTGGTTTTTCACATGTTAGTACATTATTAACAACGGTACCAGGAGTTTTATAAAATTCTAATCTGAAAAAACTTTCAGTAGACTGTTTCAACATTTTCACATTTTCATTTGTAGTTATACCAACTAAATTATAATCTAACCCATTTGTATATCCACTCGCCTCATCAATAAAATAAAAATTAAACCAAATATCTGTTTGTTCAATATTTGTAGTACTTGAAGTATATGTTTTATGGATATAACGAATAGTTTCTAAATTATCGGCCGGATTAATAATATCTCTAAGAACTTCTCCCTCGAATTCCGCCATATTATCCTGCCAACCAAGATCTAATTTAAAATCTTGTTCACCATTTATTAATATTTTTTGATCAGTATTTTTTCTTAATATTTTCATTTAACATTTAAATCTTCCTTTTTTATACTTATTAAACTTGAATACGCCATTTTGTTTATTATTAAATAACAATTCATTTTGTAAATGAAAGTTGATATTAGTCATAACATAATGTTGGTCATTTAGGTATGGGTAATCTGTTCCATTTCCTTCTTGATCTATAAAACCATGATCGTATACATCTCTCCATTTCCATAATTTATCTTTTTCATCGTAAACCGTATTCTCAGGTAAATTTAATATGTCGCGAGTATTTGCCGTTTCAACAAATGGTGATAATTGTCTTAATTTAATTCTGTAATGTGGTTGATAAAACAATCCTACTAAATTATTAGGAGTTGCACCCGAATAAAATGATGAAGAATCTTGTCCATGATCAAATAACGTTGTGGAGTTTACCGATTTTCTATGTGTTATTTTATGATACGCTTCACTTATTATTCGTTCTTTAAATTCTTTTTTATTGTATTCAACATATGCACCTGTTAATGTTGTTCCTGTTGGTAACTCTGTTCCTCCTGTAAAAACTAAGTTATTTGTGTTACCTGTAAATGTGGATCCTGAGATTGAAGTTTCTAATGTGGTATTTCCACTAAAATGATTATCTATCCAAGAATCATGAAAATTAAATCTATATCCAATTTTTGGTGGATAATTAAAATAACCATTTGCATTTCTATAAATTACAGTTACATATGCATCCGTTGGGGTATATTTTAAATTATTTGTGATTCCTGTAAGAACAAATGGTTTTTTAAAATCAAATATTAACGACTCCATTCTATTTCTCTCAACTATAACATCATTTTCTTGGAGTGCATTTTCAAAAATAATTTTCTTTTCATTTTCCCAAATATTACTTTCAAATCCAGCTTTATCTAAAATATAATCATTAACAGTTGTTAATGTTTTATGTTTGTGTACATAATATTGCGATGTTGTTCCTGTTATATCTTTATTATCTAAACATCTTTTACCTAAAACAAATGTTAATCCAGTTAAGGTATATCCTACTTTAAATTGACTTTTTAATAATTTAATAACATAATTTTCAGAATCATAAATTTCACTTCCAATAGCATCAATAGAAAATGTTCTTCCTGTTACATTAACACCACTATTAAGTGTTCCGCCTGAAATCACAACATATTCACCCTGACTCATTCCATGTTTTACGGGTGATGTTAAAACAAAAAAGTTACCTTCTTGTGAAACTCTAAATGGTATTCCATCTGCAGAAGTAAAACTATATGTTGTACCACCAGAGAAAGTATACTTCATTGGATATGTTGAATCTTGACCATGAATATAACTTAAGTATAAATTCCAATTCTTGTATGGTGCATTAATTGGGGTTATCGCAGTATGTCCTGTATATCCATAAATTGAAAATGTAGGATTATATGTTCCAATAGTTGATCCACTGACACTTGATGGTGTTATAACTTCTCTTATTGTGTCGTCTCTTAAAAAGGCAAATTCATTATAAGGAAAAAAACCATCATTTTTATCTTGTTCTGTTACTGTATATAGATTTTTTAATAAAGGATCGTATGTTGTGGTACCTGAATAAATGTTTCTAAAAATCATTTTTATTTTACCGTGTATCTTATACTTCTTACACTCATTTCTTTCTACGTTAAACAATTGATTTATATCTAAAATAATATCTCTTTCACCTTCTCTTAATAAAGTTTCATTGTTATCTAAACCAACTCTAACCGTAATATCTTCTTCGGGTGCCTTGTTGTATTTTTTTGATGGTAATATAATTTGTTTCTTTTCCATTATTCTGCAGATGTAAATGATCCTTTATCACCAAATAGTTGTATAAATTTATCTACACCTGTCTTACCGTTTCTTAAACCAAAATAAAACATGAATGGTGTTGATAATATTTGTTTATTCGATCCACTATAATAATCTAATGTTGGTCTTATTATAAAATCTTTACTATTGTCCCAAGGTAAACTTGCCCAACCGTCTACAACGTTAAATGGTGTGGATGTATTGTGTCCTACGGGTCCAACTCTTGTGTACATAGTACCCGAAAGAGGATTATCAACTGTACCTGAACTAACATGTAAAATAGTGAAACCGGGATATTCTTTTCTGAATGTACTTCTTGTATCACTTAATGATACGTCATTAAATTCAAAATCAAATCCTGTATCGGGTAAACCAGAATTAATTGACATACCACTGAAATTATATGTTATCGGTAGTAAAAGATATTTGTCTGAAGAATCATTATCTCCTCCAGTATATCCCCAATTGTAAGTCATACCTTGTAATGGTTGTACTTGAACAGTGGTATAATCCCATGATTGATCGTCGTGTGTATTATCATTATATGGACCAAATCCTGTACCCTTTTTATCCCATAAAAAGAATGGAACTTTTTGTGACGCCTCAGTCAATCTACCATCAACTTTATTACCGTAGTAATCTATATGCATACCCTCATTTAAACATGATCTAACTCTTTCACCATCATCATCAAGATAAAGTGTGATTGGTAACGGACCATAAACTCCTGAAGATTTAAAAACATTAGAAAATGCCGGATCATCAGGATCTAAAACTTGATATGAATAACCGAGGTACTTTGGATTTTGTAAATCAAATTCTTCAATACCCGCTTCATTATTTATTGATATCAATTGCATGATGTCACCATCCAATATTTTTTGATTGGATAATGAAAATCCATTATTATTAAAGAATTGTTTGTAATCAAAATCACCATTACTAACGTCTAATCTGTAATTAATTGCCATACCCATTATTTCACCAAAACTTTGAAATGACGTGGGACCAATTGATCTTACAACTGAACAATTTGGATCTAAAGATTTATCAACACAAATTTCCTTAATAAACTCATCTCTTGGTCCTAAATCTACAATTGTTGTAGGATTATTCAATTGTCTACGTGAGGCAATAATTTTACCCCAATTACTTTCATTTAAATATCTTGTTGACCTATAGTAATGTTCATAAAATATATCACCTTCTTCTGTTGTCAGTGTTTTTGTATAAATGATTCTATCACATACTTTATTTTTCTTACCTTTAAATTGGAAAAAATATAAAGATCCGCTTAACCAATTATCTACGAAAGAATAATTTACAATTCCTCCACAAAATAATTTTGCAACTCTTTTTCTTCTTATGTATTCTTTAATAATTTGTATTACTCTTGTATTAGTTTGTGCGCCGGGTACAAAATAAAAAATTCCGTCTCTAAATTCTGATTGACCACTTGGTGTTTTTCTAACAAAATAATCATCAAAGTCATCTCCTACAAATCTACTTGCTAATGGATATATGTCACTACGATTATCCTTGTCTTTATAATAAAATAAGTCACAGTCACATTTATTACTACCATCAGTAACTCTAATAACCCCGTCATCATTTGATAAGTTTGTGGCGGTTACATTTGTACCCCCAACGTAAGAGGATGGTACTATTTTACCAGCGGGCATACTATTACCTGTTGATGTGTTTTCAGTTGGTCTTGTTACACCTGTGTAGTAGTATGATATTAAAGTTTCATCATATGGTGTGTCGTATATATCACAACCATCCTCCACTGTGGCATCACTATTAATGTATTTTGTATTCTTATCAAGAATTGTAAAAGTTTCTGTTGTTTGTATTGTTGAGTTTTCATCAAATAAAACTAAAAAACCACCGACTGTTGAAAAATATCTTGTTCCTGTTGAATTTAATTCATATATCAAACCACTTGATGATTGTAAAATATAATTGTTTTGTTTTGATAAGAAATCCACATAATCCGTTGGATTTGACATAGTGAATCCTGTTGGTGTATCATATGGAGACGGATTAGTACAAGTTGGTATTGTATTATCGAGACCTGAAGTTGCTAAAGTCACTGAAGGTGTTCCCTCTACTCTCACATACCCATTAATTGGGGTTGTGTAATTCATGTAAAGATTAAAATTGGTTGTATTTGTTCTACCTGATATCCAAAATGTATTATTTGTTCCAGGATCATTAGGATAAAAATAATCAACAAGTTGTACATATGCACTACCATCCCACACATAAACTTTTATAGTTGGGTTTGCACCAAGATTATGAATAACATTTATTGGTGTGCCTGAAATTGCCCCATTAAAAAATTGTTCGTGTTGTCCACCTGGTGTTATACCTAACACTGTTACCGAACCAACTTCACAATATGTGGTCGTATTTTGTGGAACCGTATTATTCACATTGTCTTCATCACAAGATTCACACTCAGGATATGTTATTAATGCTAATGTTCTTTGGTTTTCTTCCTGAAACACATATGCAAATCTTTTTATTGCAATACCAACTTCTCTAACCGGCCACGTATCCACCGCCCTACCCAAATTAAAAAATAATCTCGATAATGAATTTTGAATTATTAAAGTTATAAAAAGTAAAATATTTTCTAAGATTAATAAAAATTGTGCCAATATTAATGTGAAGGTAACATTCATGTTACCAAAATTTGTTGGTGGGGTAACATATTCAGTACAATCTTCTTCTTCCGCAGGTACAATTTCTTTTATACCCAAATATCTATCATTTCTAAAAGTTGATTTTTCATAAAACATACTGTGAAATGACGAAACGGTATAAACTTTGTTATATGAAAATCTGTAAAAATAATCTCTTGGATAATACTGACCATCTACATTATATAATATTCCTTTATCTGAATCGGCACTAACCGCTTGTAGGGGATATTCTTTCCAATTTGTTGAAAAAGAATATGAAATAGCCGTTTGAGAACCGATATATTCTCTAATGTTTGGAACCAAAAACTTCGCAGTTTTTCTAACTCTTTCGTTACCTTGATCATCCATACTAAACCTAAACCTATAACACGCTGCAGTTGGAATTCCTTTGTTTGTGTCATTTGTAACTTCAAGTTCACCGAATTCATTTGTGTACACATATTCCATGTTCATGGGTAGTGGAAATACAAACCCACCATCCTCGGGTATATCTTCATCTATTTGATAAACCTCCAATATTGGTCGATTATTTTGATCTCTTTCTGTTGTAAATCTTATTGCTTCGATCTTACCCGTTTTTGTGGTTAAGTCGCATTTTCTACCCATTTTTCTTCTTACATCACAATTCTTGTTTACACTATTTTTTCCAGTATCAGTGTAGATACCTCCGATCAAATATGCCTTTGGTTCAATTTTTACACCTACTTCCGATAAATCGAAATCTGTTCTTGTGATACCTATTTCACATAAATCTTCATTACCCCAAAAAGGATATACTATAATATTTTTATCAAATCTTTTTATTTGTGGTAAAGAATCGAGATCGGGTGACGCTTTAAAAGTGTAAGAATTTTTAAATTTATCCACACCTTCTCCTTGTTTTATAAAATCATACGGTCTTAATGAAAAACATCCAACATCTGATAAGTCCACATCTACGTGTAAAACCTGTTCTCCAACAGGAACACCCCATATCATAAAATCACCCGCTTCGTTAGTTTTGACGGTGTATTTGTAGTATTTTTCATATACCTCTAATACCTCTTCCCTTGTCATTATGTCCAATTGATCAGGGAAAGTACCGGTTGGTTCATGACCACCGTGTTGTTTTCTACTTGGTAATAGATTGTATCTATAACCTTCCTCATTCTTATCGTTAACTTTTTTAAATGGATATAGTTCTGAAATAACAGGATCATCACTATCTTCATCTGATAATGGTATGAAAATTGAAACTTTTGCGTTTGGAACACCAAATCCGTCATTTACACTAATTCTACCACACACTACTCCATAATCAGAGCAAACTGAGGCGTATATATCTTTTTGACTGAATTTTAATGATAAAATTTCAAGTAAGTCGAAATTTTGATTTAGTTCGACTAAAATTTTTTTATCTCGACCGATATCTGTTGATATTCTATGTTTTTGTATCATTCTTATAATAAATAGAAAAGATGGAATTTTCTATTATTATAATCAAAAAAGAATTTAAAATGTATTGTTTTCTACGGTTCTTACCCTTACTGAGATATCTTTTTCAGGAAAACGAATTTGGAAGATTTGATTAGACGCCATTCTTATTGTCATATCAGTTTGTTTAATCTCTTTAGTTGCAGGATCGAGGTATGGTTGTATGACTTGTGCAGTTGAATATTGACCTCCTATTTTATTGAATACTTTAATTTCAATAACGTTTTCAACACCTGTAACATTTCCAATATCTCTCATTAGTTTACCTACAAAAAGAGGGTCTCCCATTTTTCTTTTATCTATTGAAAAATAATCAATTACAGTATCTATTGTTTCTCGTATAATTTCTGTTTGATTAAAATTTCTATCAATATTAATATCAATATTCAAACTTAAATCAATAACTTGACCACTAACAATTTCAATAAAATCGTTTATCATTTTATATTCCGTTAGATAATTTAAAATATTTGATTTCAATGTGTTAGAAACAATATTTGTTAAATTACCTTTATCGTCATAAGATAATAGATTAACTTTTATCTTATTATTTTCTTCCATTACATTAACTTTTGCTGGTGCTCCGAATGTTGCCGGCATAGTTTCAATAATTGATTTATAATCATTTAATGTAACTGCCCTATTTTGTGCCGCAAAGTTATATGCCACCATATTTCTTATTTCTTCTATGGTAGGTTGGTCTGAACCACCCACTGCCGGTGTGATATTTGTTACGGTCAATGAATTAATAACCTGTGTATTAATACTTGAATTGGGTCCATTTACATTGAATTCAACATCATCAACATTTGTAATAACATTAACACCTAAGTTAGTTTCTTTACCGCCACCAACTCTATATTTTATAAACAATGTTGTATTATTTTTTGGAACCGAACCTAATGAAAAGTTATTTAGATAAGTTGCAATATTAACTTTCATTTGGTTATTGATGTAATTGTCTAAATTATCTAAAGGATTTACCGTACCCGATCCAAAAGTTAATAGAAAATAATTTTCCGGTGTGTATTCAGTAATAAACTTATTTGAAACATTTATAAACTTTCCAGCCTTTAAATTTTGTGAGTCTGATGCCGATGTTGGGTCTTGTATAAAGACTCTATCTTCAATTAAAGATTTCACTTCATACCATTTATTAACCGAACTATCAAATTCTGTTGATGTTGGGTTTCCAGCAAATGTTGTTCCTTCTTTATGTATAACCGATGTAACACCTAAAACATTTTGTTCAGGTAAATAAATTTTTAAAAATGGTTTCTGATCCAATTGTGTAATTACTTTTCTAAAAATTCTTGTAACCCCATTAACAACAGCCTCTCTTTTAGTGATTCTATATGATTGTAATCTATTATTTGCATCGAATATTGGAATTTTCAACCTATTTGGTTCTCCTTTACTATTAAATGGATTAGAGAAATCACAATCTTCTATCGTTTCAAATATTTGTCCTCCCCCCGATACTTGTGCACCTGCTTTTAAAACACCTAAATAACTTTCATCTTCTTTATCTCCTTTAACTGGAACGCTTATTGAAAAATCACATAATGCAACAGATGGTCTAACACCAGGTAATCTTATTCCATATGTTTTAGCAATATGAAATAAAGATTGTCTCTGTTGTGCGAAATCTAACATTGTTTCTTGCCAAACTCTATCAATATGATGATGTAAGTTATCCGCAACCGCAGCATTCAAATCAAGCATCACAGAAAAAATTGACGCATCATTTGTATTTTTAACCAAGTCAGGATAATAATTTTTAAAGAGTGTTGTTAACTCTTGTCTTAATCCTGCAAAATCCCTTACCGAATATGATATTTTTTTACTTGCCATTTTATATATTAATAATTATGAAATCAGAAGATGAAAATGCACCATTATTTACGGTATAATCTATTTTCACTTTAGCTGTATATGGTTTATTTGAAGCATCCGAAACTCTGAATAATCTTTGGTCTTCATCCTCCGAATATAATCTATCTTCATCAGGATCTTGATCTGCTGATACTATGTTTATAGAATTTATATCAAGGTTTGGTATAAATTTTTTAACACCCTCTCTAATTTCTTCTTCTATTAAAGTATGTGTTACCATATCATTTTGATCAAAAATATACTCATATAATCTTGTTCCAAATTCAGGTAAAAAATATCTACTTCCTTTCCTCGTTAATAATAAATGTATTAGATTGGCTCTGATTTCTCTTTCAGGTGTTTCTGTCATAGAGAAAAAATCACCCCTGACGCTGTCTCTAAATGGGAAATCAATACCAAATTTTTTAATCATATTAATAAATATAAAGATTAGAAAAATGGTAATAAATAAAATAGTGACTCGATATTCACCCCAAATATTATCGAGTCTTAGGTGGATTTATTCTGATCCTTAAGTGAGTCGGGGTTACCTAATATTTTGTTACCTCTTAGTCCTTTAGGTTCATATGGACAATTTTTACATTTATTACCACAACAATAACCTCTTTTACTTAAAAAAGAAGAAGTCAGGATCATTAGTCCCGACTTCTTTTCAATTTCATAATCTATTCCTTCTATTAGTTTACTCATATTTTAGTAATCTCACATGATCCACCACTACAAGCCATAGAAGCGAAATCACTGATGTCTTTGTATTGTGGTTTATCTAAAATTTCACCAAAATTCACTTCTTTGAATTGACGAGTAACAGTTTCCCACTTGTGGAATAAATGGATGTCTTTTAAACAATATACCATTTTCTTTAAGTCACCTTTGAAATAATTCTTAGCAAACTTTTTAGCTCTTTCTATCCAATATTTTTTCAATAGAACTTGTTCTCTATTACCTGTAATAGGATTGGAACTATCTAATAGATGATCACATGCGGACCATAAATTATTATTAAAATAGTGTAATCCATCAACAACCAACCCTGAAGCAAGTATTGATCCTTTACCATATACCGAAACAATTTCATCAAGATTTAAAACTGATGTAAAAGGTGCTTGGTTGAAATCTTTGTCACCGTAATCAGAAATGAAACTAACTGCGGTAAAGAAGTCTCTTTCTCTCCATATGTACTCAATTATCGAATCCTTATCATCAATAATAACAGTACAAGACGTATTATGATTTACAGGTGAGTATGTACATAATTCAGGGTTAGTGCCCGCATTTACCCAATGTTGTTGTACCAGTTTAATAATTTCAAGATGTTTTACCCCTTTCATATCTTTTTTAAACAATCCATTTTTTGGATTTTCTACAGGTACGAAAACAACATAGTCCGATTTGGTAGATGACCAAACACTGTCTTCTAATAAAAATGACATATTCTCTTCTAACCACTTAGCCGTGTTACTCTCCTTGTTCAATTGCATGATACGGAAATATTTTTCAGAGTGTTCAGGATGAATACCTGAAGCGGTACCTAAAACAACTGAAGCGTTACCTGATGGTTTTACACAAGTGGTTCTTGCTGCTTGATTGATATCAATTAAAAATGCAAGTTCTTTATTTGTGTCTTTTACAACTTGAGCACCTTCTTCTAATAATTCTGCGTTAAATAACTTAGGGTTATTCATCCAACCTGTGATACTAACGCCAAGTAATGCCTCTCTTTCAAAAATCTTTTTTGAGGTTTCACCTAAATAAGGAAAATCTGTATATCCCGCTTGTAATGTACCTAAAATCGATGCATCTTTACATGCCTTCAAAAATTTGTCTTTTGTTGTACACTTTTCGGCATTAATTTCACTAAGATTACATCCTTGAATACCGAACTTATTTTTATTTGTCTTTACATATTCTTCAATATCATCATAGTGAATTTTTGAGAAGTCGATATTATCTAATACAGGAATCTTCAAAATTTCAAAACAAGGATTAAACATATCAAACCAACTGTTTGCAAAAACAAATCCAATATCATTTGCACCATCGTTTAATTTAACCAAGTATTCAAACTGATCTTTAGTTACTTCACTTCTCAATAATAATACAGAGTTGTTACTTCTACCTCTTTGTGGATTCTCAATAAACCAGTTACCTGTTTTTGCATGAATCATTTCATCGTCATTAGGGTCGACAATCATATTAAGTGCCGAACGTCTAACACCACCTGATAATACCGCATCAGCTGAATGACAAATAATATCAAACGCTAAAATCGGTCTAATTTTATCACCTTCATTTACTATCCACTTTTCAATTAAAGTTTCAATTTTTTCTAATGATTGTTTCAATCCCTCATGTCCTGGTGCTTTAAAACCCCCACTAATGAATGATCCTTTTTCTCTAATTTGAGAATAATCAAATCTTACTTCATATCCAGCATATTCAGGAAATGGTTGATCATCAACAAAATAAGATGACATTAAAACTCCAAGTGAATCTGCCCATCCTTCGATACTATCTTGAATTACGAATGTTTTTGTTCCTTTTGTTCTTTTATGTAATCTACTGAGATTATTAACAAATGGAATTAAAAGACCTCCACCAAAACCACATCCACTAAGTGCCAAATAAAAAATTTCTTGGAATACTCTATTACGTGCAATGTGTCCTGATGTACAGTTAAACATTCTTGTATTATGTTTCATAATCTGTTCATGTCTATACTGTAGATTTCTTTGTGATGCCAAAACTACTTGGTCTTTCATACTTTCTACCGCAGATTGTAAATATGATTCAATTTCTTTTGAATATTTCACATATTTCTTTCTGTGTCCATCAATTATGTTTTCACATGCTTCTTCCCATGTTTCGTATCTACTTTTATCCTCCATCCATTTGAAATAGTCGGAATGTAATTTTAAGTCGCTCAAAAATTTTTTACCTTTCTGCATTTTGTTTATTTTATTTTTTAATTATTATTAACTCTTTGTTGTCTGTTTCTATAGACTTCTGCCGCTCTATTTGATCTTTTCTGAACTTGCTCTTGCTCAAATCCGAGAAGAGTATTTTGTGAATCGGTATCAATTACCAATAGTTCATTGTTGAATTTACAATTTTGGAATATTACACCATCTCTACCTATACGAGATTTAAGAAGTGTTAAAGTTGCCAAATTATTTTCTTTTTGTTCTAATGTTTTAGCTATAGAAAGTATTACGTGTGCAATTTGTGCCTTTTTAATTGATCCTCCCATCTGGTCACTATTTACAACTTCAGATGATATTGATTCTCTATTACCTTGTGTTGCTGTCCAAATAGCAATATCGAACTCACCAGTCATAGACTCTAAACTTCTCATGATAGACCCTTCTCCCTTCCATTCTTCACCTAATGCGGTTCTTTCAGGTGATATACAATCCACATAGTCTATGATCAATAAATCAACTTTAAAACCATCACTGATCAATTTTCTCAATCTACTTTTTATTTCTGAAATAGTAATATTATCAGATGGTAATTTTAATAATTTGATTGACCCTTTAGATCTTGTTTGTGCATCGTCTACTTTTGATTTTACATCCTCTTTGAATTCAGGTTGTAAATCTGGAGCAACACCTGACCATATGGTGTAGTGTTTTCTTTTTATATTACCTGGGTTGTCTTCAAAAAATATTTGTACAACATTGAAATCGTGATTAAAAGCAGTATTGGCAAATTTTGTTAACAAGGTTGTTTTACCTGTGCCTGTTGGAGCCAAAACAACACCCAATTCACCTCTTCCTAATCCACCATTCAATAAATTGTCAACACCTACAATTCCTGTAGGAATGGGATGTCTATTGTCTTTTTCAAGAGCCTCATCAATATTATGGAAAACATCAACTGCCTCTTCGTTTGTAATTCCAACTTGTAACGCCTTTTTTATGATTTCTTCTATCTTACTATAAGATTCAAACTCACCATTCTGAATGATATTTTCAACAATCTTAAGTTCCCTTTTCAGATTTTGTTGTTTACAAAAATTTAAAGCAGTGTCTTTTACGTATGGAACCTCTTTTTCATCTTTTCTAATTACATCTAATGTATCAGTATGAATTCTATTATTACCACCTTCTGCGATAATTTTTTGTGTAATGGTACTGTAATCAGGAATAAAATTATATGTTCTATACAATTCCTTAATATTTTCCATTATGAATCTTAAGGATACATTATCAAAATACTTACTATCTAATACGTCTATAATAGTTTCGCCGTATTTCTTATCTTCTACGATAGATTTAATTAACGATTGTTGAAATGATAATCCTAAGTAACCAAAATTCTTTTCTTCCATAATAAATTTATATATATTTTACAGTTCGTATTGCAAATAACTTGTCTCCAATTCCTCAGATGATAAAATGTCAGTCAAATCTGACAGTACTCTCTTCAGTTTTGGACGAATATCTACCGTGTACCTAACCTTTGGGTGGTAATAATACGCGGGGAATATTCTTTGAATAAATACGTCGTCACCAAGCTTAATTTCCAATAAAAAATGTTCTTTTTCAGTTGCTTTTGATTCTTCCACAACTTCAGAATTTAGGAAAAAATTTTGATTTTCACATAGGTAATTGGAACTTTTTATTTTCAAATCTTCCGAAATTTCTTCACAAATATTTTTTACATAATAGTGAAGATCCATAGATCGTCTTGAACGAGGTTCGTGGTCTTTAACATTAAAGAATCTTTGACACACAATGTTGTTTTCGAGTGTCAGTAAAAATTCGAATTTTGTTACGTTTTCTTGATTAGTCATTGTTTTTGATTTTAATTGGTTTTTTATTTTTTTCTTTTCTTGTTAATCTTAAAAATGGATTAAAAAAATTTATAAATGCGTCATCTGATTTGGGTAGTATTTGAAATAACCCGTCTTCACTCATCATTTTCATTGCGTTTTTATATGACCTCCCTTCTTGATCTAAGTTGTCATTAATCAATGCATGTATATTTTCTTTAGCATCATCAGTTAAAAATGGTTCATCTAAACTTACAATCTTATTGTTTACATAAAAGAATTCATCTCCAAATACTCCGTGTTTAGTTACACCCGTAAGTAAATTTTTAATCAACCAATTATTTTTATCCTGTTCAAATAATATATTAGTTTTTTCTTTTATATCATTTAAACTAATTGGTTTATCTTTTATTTCAGGAAACAATGATATTAATCTCTTGATACCCATGTTTTTTATTCCTGAAATATTATCAGATGGGTCACCACACAACATCTTAACAATCTTCACATTCTCAATACATATTTCTTCATGATCATACATAATTTTATCATGATGTTTATATAATTTTTGATGACTTGGATTGAATATTTGTGTTGATTCAGAAACCAATTGAGTAAGGTCTCCGTCCGCAGAATATATTATTTTGTATTCTGATAATGAATTTTGTACATAATAAGCAATACAATCGTCCGTTTCACAATATTGAAACTCACCTTGTCTAACAAATAGTTCTTCTAAGTACTGTTTTACTCTTTGTCTTTGATACTGATATGAATTAACTTCTTCTTCAGTTCTTAAACGAGATCTTCTATTTTCTTTATATAGATGATAGATTTGTTTCCTTGTTTGAGAACCTTCTTCTCCATCCCAAAAAACAACTATTTTATCTAAATGGTATGTCTCAAACGCTCTACGAAGAGTATTAATAAAATGATATATTGCTCCAATATGTTTTCCCTTGTAAAAATGGTTTTTGAGACCATAGAAACCAATCGTAAGTAAATTATCTCCATCAACTAATAAAACGGACATTAATGTTTATTATAAATTATTCATCCTCAGTTACAACTTCAATATCTTCTGCGTCTGTAACATTAACGCCTAACATTTTACTAATATAATCTCCGTGTTCTGATTTGTAAAGTTCAATGCTTTTCTTTTCTTCAACATCATCTCTACCTTTCATAAAGTCATGTGCTGTAACAAGAATTCTTCCATCTTCATAACCCAAACCATTTACGTGGTTTTTCATTATTGAAATTTTTGTTCTTGTTGCAATCTTGACTTTTCTCTTATCTTTCGTGATTGAGATTTTTGTTGTTCCTGCACCCTTTTGATTACCGAATAAAAATACAAGAGTTGAGTTTAACCAAATTGCCTCTCCACCTTTTGCCTTAATCTTTGGTTGTCCAAAAGGATTATCAGGTAATTCTACCCAAGGTTGGTTAACAATGATCAATGTGTTTGTATGTTTTTTATCGACACGTCTTGAACCAGAGATTCTTTGGTTTAGACCCATACCTATTTTATCAGCTAATACAGATGCGTTGTGTTGTTTACCACCTTTGCCGTCATATGTCATCTTACAAGGAACAGAACCAACTGAATCCCATAAGAAAAGAATGTCGTGTGGGATTTCACCTTTTTCTTGTGCATCCAATACTTCATTAATAAAATCTGTAATCTGTTCAATATATTCAAAATCACTATTGAATAGATAGAAATCGTCTTCCTTATTGAAACCCATTAAAACTGCGTGGTCCCAATTCCATTTTTGTTCAGTAATAATGAACACGGGTAAAATACCTTTTTTTTGTGCGTCTACTGCCGCCTTTACAAGTGCAGTAGTTTTACCTGTATCACTATGCCCCAAAAACATATTTAAATGTCCAACAGCGGGACCCGGTATACCTGTTGCGTCCAAAAACGCATCACCTAAATCAAAGAAACGATCAGGTTTATACTCCGCCTCCTTTGAAAATTTTTTCTTTATTGAACTAAAATCGTTTTTCTTAATTGCCATATTTTTAAAATTTAAAGGACACTCTCGAAGACAATATGTCCTTGAAAGTGTCCTTGATTAATTAGAACGGTAAATCGTCATCAACTTCTGAATCTTCTTGTGGATCTTCAATTGTTGTCGTCTTTACTGTTGTGTTTCCCATAGTCTCCTCTGATTGTGAATTAGAGACCCATTTTTTACTATCTGAATCCCAACGAGGAACTTCACCTTTTGCTACCATATCAAGATACTCTTCGGGTTTTTTAGAATATACATCAGACCAAACCAATTCATCATTTAACCATGAATCTGAAGTTGATTTGTCTTCATGTAATGGTGAAGAATCTTCAGGAATAATTGAATTGATTGTAGTATACTCTTTACCTGTTCCTGATTTTGTAAGAGTTAAAAATAATGTTAAATCACGACCTTTTGTTGGATCCGTAATATCCCCTTTCTTTTGAAAGATTGGAAAAATTTTATCCAAAACACCGTCTTGTTTTGCATTATGTTTAAATCTCCAAAATTTAACTCCATCTTGTTCGTGATCACGATCAATCACTTTTACAATGTAAAATTTACGAGAACGATATTGACGAGCGAGTTCTTTATCTGACTGAACTCCTGTCATTTCAAGACTTTCTTTAACCTCGTTCAATGGTGAACGTTTTCCTTCTTGTTTTGGGTCATATAATTTTACCCATTTACCGTCCACTTGAATTTCATGGAAATAAACCTCTTTAAATGGTGAGGAACCATCTGTAGTAGGAAGAATACGAATTCGTCTTTCTTCACCTTTAGAACCTTTAGGAAGAACAGTAGTGAAATACTTTTTCATTCTGTCTTCTTGCGAAACTTTGTTTCCGTTACCGCTTGCGGATTGTTTGTTTTTCTCGTACTGTGCAAGTACTGCATCAAATGTTGACATAAAATTGAAATTTAAATTAATAATAAGTTATAGATATAATATACATAAAAAAACCCGGAAAGAAAATTCCGGGTTACAAATTTTTTAAAAATATTTTTACTCTAAGGTTAATAGATATTTTAATTTTTGAACTGCACCTAATAACTCATCTCTTAAATTTAAAAGATTGGTATCCTTAGGATCTATTTGATCTGTTAATTGAACTAAAGCACCACATATGGTTTCAGCCATTTGAGATGGTTTAGCCTCGGATAAGTTAATTAAGTTTATAACTTTTGTTTCATCATCCAAAACAAATCTTCCGTATTGACCCATAGCTTGTTCAATAAATTCATCCATTAAATCTTCAATAGTTGATCTAATATCTGCAAATGCTTCATGTCTCGCAAAACCTTTAGTTTGCCAATGAAATACTTTTAATTGAGCGTGTAACCCTAATAGTAAATTTACGTTAGAATTTAAATTCATCTTTTTCTAATTCGGGATTAAATGTTTGTGTTATGGTTTTTGAATAGTTTTCAACATCATCTTTTGTTAATACGTATTCATTTTTACCGGTCATTTGCATTTCGCCTTGCTTTTGTGCAAAAAATTCTTGAGGTTTTTGGTTAAATGGATAAGAATCCAATGATCTCAATTCAAGTTTTTCTTGTGGTGTATGGGGTTTCATATCTTGAACCTTAGATCCCAATTCGTCTATTTTAGCTATAACTGAATCCATTTGACCCAATTTAGCTTCTAAATCATCTAATTTAGAAAACACCGCATCCATCTGACTTAAAACAGTTCCGTGTTCTTGTTTATTATCTTCGATATCCTTTTTAATACTTTTAGTCATATTAACTAAATCAGTAATATCTATTTCTTCGGTATCTGAAGGTGTGGTTTCACCTAAAGATGATGGAGGGGTATCCATTCCACCAGATGGAGGTGGTGGTGGGGGTGTATCTAATCCTCCGGTATCCGCCGCTGCGTCTGTTGGTTCACCACCAACAGGGGGAGGGGGAGGAGGTGCGTCTTGTTCTACTACTAATTTCTTAGTGTAGTTGTTAATTTCCTTATAACGCTGTAATTCTTCGTGTAATTTTTTTTCTAAGCTCATAGTATTAATCTTGTAAAAGTTGTCTACCGTCTTCGGTAATATATTTTTTATTTATTCTTTCCACTATACCATCTTTAGATCTAATAACATAACATTCACCTGTTTGTAAATCACAAACTTCTTGAGACATACTGTCATTAGAAATAACCTTATATTTCTTAGGATTTAAAAATTGATCCAAAGAATTATGTATATTTAAGTTACTCATAGTTTTTTTATAATAAATATCTAAATAAATGTATTTTTCTACTCAAGTCTGAAATATATAATATCACCCTCTTTATCTATATTCAATTCTTTCATTAATTCTTTTGACATTGCAATTCCATATATTCCTGTTGGTCCGACATCGATAGGTCCTTTAAATCTTCTTGGTCCAGCATCTTCATCAAGTTGAAAATCAGATTCGAGTGTGTATATCGGTCCTTTTGTTTGTGGATTATAAAATAGTGTTTTTAATTGTAAAATACTATTAGCCGTAACCGCACCACCTAATTTAAATTTACTTGAATAAAATAATTGACCCGAATTTTGTATGTCTTTCCATAATAATTCTTTGGGTTTTATTATAGTAAATGGTGTGGTTTCTGATAATTTATCAATCAATGACATGTGCGTATTTGGTGAAATAGAATAATTTGAACCTCCCATCATCACAACCGCAGCTCTCAACCAATCCTTACCATCATGGTTAACCATTTGAATGTATCTCTCGTTATTGAATCCATTAAATGGAATACCGTAACTTGTTAAAGAAGATGCCGATACAAAATTTTCATTTGGTAATTGTTTAATAATATCCACAGAGTAGTTTATTCCGTCTACTGTTATGTTTTTTGTTGTCGATGTATTTGTTTTACTATTTGCATCCACTCTACTTACCGCTTTTTTCATTAACTTATCAAAGAATACTCTATAACTTGATAAGAATGAATCTTTTGGGTCGGGTAAATTAGTATATGGAATTCTTGTACCTTTAAAAGAAGTTACTATATTATTATTTTTTATATTATGTGAAACTTCAGTAATCCAATATGTACCTCTGAACATGGGTACATTTTTTAAATAGAAGAACATAGTCGGTTGTATCATTACATTCCCCATACATGTAACTGAACAACTATATGATGCCGTTTTATAATAATCATATAAACTTACGTCTACATTATATGCACCTGCACCACTTTCAGATCTACCTAAATTTTCTAAAACCGCAAAGGATTCAGATGTATTTTTAATTGATTGTTGATCGAGTTGAATGGTTTTGAATATACTTTGATTTTGATCTCCAAAACTTATTTCAAACGCAACCGCTTTGTTTGATTTGGATAGTTCACCAATTCTAAAAACTTCTGGTGTTGTGATTAAAATAGGATTGTTATTTGTATTCGCAATGTTAAAACTATCATCAGTAAAATTATATTTTTCACTCGACATATCAGGTCTCTTAGATGTGTTACCAATATATTGAATAATAATTTTAGGTGACGATTCTTGATAATCAACATCTAAAAATGTACCGAATATGTTTTCCGCAACTTTTTTAGATGGTGTTAATTTTGGTTTAGATGAAAAATTAGTTCCGTAAAAATTAACATATGCAGGTAATGGTCTCATATCAAATCCTGTTTTATCTAAAAGAATTGATATTAACCCGTAAAGACTTTGTTTTTTATTTTTTTTATCGTCTAATTGTGCGATCCTATCTAAATTGAAATAATATCTGTCTCCAATGTCTCTATTTGCTCTATCTAAAAATAGAAATTCATCTAACAACACTCTTTGTCCAATAGAGTTACCGGCAATCCACTTATCATTGAACGATTTAAACGTATTATATAATTCAATTTTTAATGGATCGTTATTATATCCACCAAGTATTGTTAAATCCTCTTCTCTTTTTTCTCTTAGTTTTTTAAAGTTATTTGTTAGAGTTGAGAAGTATAAATCTATTTTCTGATTAAACCCTTTGCTATCAAATGGATTGTCGTTATAATTTTTTTCAAAAATATTTGTCTTTAAGTAATTTATGAAATCATCATTAGTTGGTGTGTACGATCCTAATTCTTCAATTTTTTTGTTGACAAATCCTGAATACAAATAAATTAACGGTCTAAATGTTAATATATTTTGTTCATTTACTTCAATGTTATTTGTTAAGAAAAAGTTTTCATATAAATTCGTTGCTAATAATGATTCAGGATTTTCTCCTACATATAATTTAATTAAATTTTGTGTTTGTGTATTTAATTGTGATGTCGTAAAATCACCTGTCACAAATCTACCTGTATTTGATATTTTTGTAAATCCATGTAAAACATGTGTATCGTATTCTTTAGAGTTACCAATTGTTAATTTTATTAAATTATCATTTGATAATATTTTTTTGGTGATATATTCGAGTTTAAGATTTTGTCTATTTCTTAGTTCTGTAAATAGTTCAGATAATGTTAGATTACTATCATCGGATTTTTTTTCTATGTTACTAATTGCTTTTAATAAATCTTGAAATTTATAATATTGTACTCTGTTAAAATCAATTATTTGTAAATTTTGTTGTGTTTTTGCAGACGAGAATTCCAAAAACATCGATTCAAACTCATCTAATATTTTAGGACTAAATGTTGCAATTAGATCATAGATTTTTCTATAATTTTTTGTCATTTCAAATCTATCATCAGTAGTTGCGCCGCTACCAACAAATCCTCTTTGATATTCCGAATAAGAAGAGAATGTTTTACCACTAAAATCATTATTAATATAATCATTATCGGACCATATTGTTCTATAGTATATTTGTTTACCTCTATCTAAGGTATCTGCATTGTTCATTAAATTTGGTGTATTTTTTAAATCTATATATTCATTTCCACCATCACATGGTAGAAGTGTATACGATTTATCAGTCCCAAATTTTTCATTGTCAGTTAATACCGTCCAATATCTTAATTCATTTAATGTTCCAAATCTAATATTATGAATAATTGAACCATTTACTGTGTTACCTGTGTATGAAGTTGCACCCGACAACACTTCGTAATG